AGATAACTGGGATCAACCAGAGATTGCATACGCTTCTATTTACCCTAACAATCACGTTTACGAATCAGAGAGCGGCCATATATTAGAATTTGACGATACATCAGCCGCAGAAAGAATACATCTAGCACATAAGACAGGTACGTCCTTAGAATACAACCCAAATGGCGACCGTGTGCAGATTATCAAAGGTATTGATTACAAACTTACAAGCAGCCATAATCTAGTAAACATAGAAGGCCGTAGTGATATTAGTATAGGCGGCCGACATAAGATATACATTAACAAAGATGGTGCAGAAAATAACAACTATGATATACAGGTAGGCCCTAACGCTAATGTAAATATACAAGTAGATACAGGTGACATTAACCTAGTAACCAAACAAGGTAAGGTCAACGTCAATAGTGGTGGGGATTACAATGTCAAGGTAGGTGGCAATTACACAATGACAGTAGCAGGTAATAGAAACATTACAACAGATGGTACGACCACAGACAATACAACAGGCTCAGTCACACATAGAGGTAGTACGATAGACCTTAACCCATAGTGCCTTAATCAAAACCGTAGATACTATCTAATCTATAAATGCAATATCGAACACTTACACATAAAGGCGGCCGCATTTGGTAGCCTCATATAGAAAAATTTTTTGCGTGCTATTTTTTACACTATTAGTCGGCTGTGTCAAAGTGTCAGCGACTTGCTCTGTAAAGAACATAGATAAAGAAAACTTACATAACTCGCTAGAGGAATGTGCAGATAATCCAACACTAAATATAAGTAAAGACTTTTAATATTACAAAGGTGATTATAACATGTTATTCATATCTCATAGAGGCAATTTATCAGGACCTCAACCAGACAACGAAAACAAAGTTTCTTACATACAAGCAGCATTAGACAAAGGGTTTAGTGTTGAAGTAGATGTAATTGACTTTGATGGACACGATACATTTACACTAGGCCACGACAATAAACAAGAAGAGGTAGGCTCTAAATATTTTAGGCAAAAAAACCTTTTCGCTCATGCAAAGAATTATAAGTGTTTATCGGGATTGTTAAAACACGGCGCCCATTGTTTTTACCATACGGATGAAGAATATGTGTTAACCAGTGAAAACATTATATGGTGTTATCCAGGTGTGTCATATCAAAATAACAGCGATTGTGTAATTGTATTACCAGAGTTATATCCTATGAAAGCATGGCGTAGTGCTCGTGGTATATGTAGTGATTATGTTGCAGAATATAGGAAACAATTAGAGGTATGATAAAGACTATTATATTTGATTTAGATGGTGTGCTTATTGAAAGCAAAGAAATACATTATAAGGCTTTAAATGCAGCGTTGCCTTTTGATTATCGTATAGGTTATGAAGAGCATTTATCTACCTATGATGGTTTACCTACAAAAGAAAAACTTAAACTATTAACAATTACAAAAAATCTACCTGAAGATTTACATAGAGAAATACAAGCAAATAAAGCAAAAGAAACAATAAATGTTTTATTTGATACAATACAACCTCGTATGGAATTTACAAAGATATTCATGGCATTATCAAATGCAGGTTATAGATTAGCATGTGCTTCTAACGCAGTTAGGTCAACCGTAGAAACAGCACTCGATTGTTTAGAATTAAGAAAATACTTTGATGTCATCTATTCAAATGAAGATGTTAAAAGACCTAAACCTAACTTTGAAATGTATTTTAAGATAATGATGGATCTCAATAGTAAACCAAATGAAACATTAATATTAGAAGATAGTCATATTGGACGACAAGCAGTATTAGACGCAGGTTGTCATCTATTACCTATTATAGATACCTATGATGTAAAGTTAGAAAAGATAGAAGCAAAATTAAACGAATTAAATAAACAGATTATAGTAAAGGTACCTTGGCGCTCAAATAAGATGAATGTATTAATACCTATGGCAGGTGCTGGTTCTCGTTTTGCAGAAGCAGGTTATACCTTTCCTAAACCATTAATAGAAGTAGGTAACAAACCTATGATACAAGTGGTGACAGATAATTTAAATATAGACGCTCATCACATATTCATTGTACAAAAAGAACATTATAAAAAATACAATTTAGAAACAGTATTAAAACTAATTAAACCTAAATGTAGTATTGTTCAAGTCGAAGGTGTCACCGAAGGTGCAGCCTGTACAACACTATTAGCAAAAAAATTAATTGATAATGATGATCCATTAGTGATTGCAAACAGCGATCAATTTGTTGAATGGAATGCTAACGAGGTAATGTATGCTTTTTCTACTGAAGGTATTGATGGTGGTATCTTAACTTTTCAATCTACACATCCTAAATGGTCTTATGCAAAAAAGAATAGTGATGGTTTTATAGATGAGGTTGCAGAAAAGAAACCTATCTCTACAAATGCTACGGTGGGTATATACTATTATAAAAAAGGTTCTGATTATGTTAGATGTGCAGAAAAGATGATAGAAAAGAATATTAGGACTAACAATGAATTTTATGTGTGTCCTGTTTACAATCAACTAATTGAAGAAGGTGGTAAGGTCAGAATTAAAAACATCAATAAGATGTGGGGCCTAGGTACACCTGAAGATTTAAATAACTTTATGAATAACTATAATGGAACATATTAGACAACATTTAAAGGAAGGTATTGCAAAGTTTTCACATGCTCAAATACCTGATTACAAAACATTTGGTGTAGAGTTAATTAAAACTAGCGAACCTATATTAGTTGAATTAGGTAAGAACGCAGATAAAGTAAAAGTACCTGTGTGGGAAGATGTGCCATGGTCAGGTACAATTAAAAAAGGTGCATACTTCTATTGGTATTCAAAACCTCTACATAATTATTATCACACCATATTAGATTCATTAGGTTGTCTATTTCATTATTTTCATTTAAAGTTTGATCACCCTAATCTAATATTACTTGTAAACAATAATCATGTAAATTTAAATAAGTGGCCACCTTATGTAAAAGAATTATTAGAATTATTAAACATACCTTTTCAATATACTGAACAACACGCTGTCTATGAAAATCTATACTTTGGTGCAACATTAAACCAAGATGATAGTGGTAAAAGAATACCACCTAAACCTGGTCAGTTTATGATTCTTATGCAGTTAATTAATAGTGCATTAGATTTACAATTAGATGTGCCTAGATTTGATAACATTTATATAAGTCGTAGGGTTGAACACAATATAAAATATAGCAAAGATTTAATTGGTGAAGACAATACAAAGAAACGTGGTAATGTAGATGAAGATAAGGTCGTAGAAATATTAGAAGACCTAGGATTTAATGAAGTGTTTGGTGAAAACTATACACTTGCAGAAAAGATTACTATGTTTCACCATATGAAAAAATATGTCACACAATCAGGTGCTGGTATTACAAATACATTTTATAGAAAGTCTGGTGTTATAGGTGGTATAGGTTCTCCTGGTTTAGTGTTTCCTGAAAAATCTAAACATGGTCGTCATATGATATATAATCAACACTATGATAATAAAGTTTCTATATTTAATGATACATCATTTGTAGATCCTAATAATAAGAAGTATAACAATCCATTTAAAATAAATAGTATAGATAACTTTGCCAAGTGGGCTAAAGAATTGTAAAATTATATATAGGGTGTTGGGTCCCCAAAGAAATGCTAAAGCTAACAGATACAGCAATAGAACGATTAACGCAGATCGCAAAAGATCACGGCAGACGATATTGTCGTCTAGGTGTTAAAGGTGGTGGGTGTGCAGGTTTTGAATATGAATGGTCAACTTGTAATGAAGAAGAACGAGGCGATGTCGTTATAAAAGATGTATTGGTTGTTAATAGAGATTATGAATTATATTTGTTAGGTACTACTTTAGATTGGGAAAAAGGTGCCTTTAAATCAGAATTTACAATTACAAATCCTAATAGTAAGTCTAGTTGTGGTTGTGGTGAATCGTTTAGTGTTTAGTTGATATATTATAATCCAATACCCTCATGTCTGAAATCTACAACAGGTACAAAGTCGTAAGCATATTCTTCATCAGCACCCATAGGACCTGACATCTTAACAACGCAATCATTTTTCTTTCTGTTGTCAAAGAAAGTCTGTAAAGCAAGTTTCAAACTATCTGCCATTTGTTGATGTACAGATACATTAAACTTCGTAAACAAGGTACCACAACAAATTGTAATACCATCAGCAGACTCTGCCTTTGCAATGTTCATAATATCTTTTTTCAATTGTGTATTTTTCATATTAGTTATGTCCTATTGTTGATTGTTTTGTTATTGGTGTATACCATTCTGATTTGTAACCGAATCTATTAATCTTTCTAGGTCCTCTAATCATAAAATCCCAATGTTTTAAGAATTTACTATTACAAACTTTTTTGATAAAGTCTTTTCTAGCACTTTTTAAAGATTTGTAAGGACCAAACGTATCAGTTGAATCTGCAAGTTTAGGTATACCGTCTTCGTTATCCATCATATGTAATTCTGAAATGTAATACATTATTTTTCCTCCGAATATAGTGTTTGTGAGTATAGGGCAAGCATATAACTTGTAATTCCTAATAGTGTAGCAGAACCAGCAAGTAAATACTGATCTGTTTCTATGGCACCGACAGCAGAGAACATAGAAATTGTTCCTACAGACGCCATTATTATTGTCATATATTCTAATATTTTTTTCATAATGTTTTTCTCCGTTTTTTTGTTGTTCATATGTACAATATACCGTATTTTGTCAAGCTTTTCAAGCAAAAAATGGAATATTTGTCCGATTCTTTTGTAGCTAGTCGGTATTCTGGCGTGTATAGAACAAAGAGAGAACAAAAACCCTTATAAATAGTCAAAAAAACACTAAAATTGAGGAAATTATGGCAAAAATGCGAATATTTAAGTTCTGGAACGAATCAGGTGACGAAAAAGAAAAAGAAGAAATGAGTTTGAAGAAGGCTGTTAGGTCTGTTCAAGGTGATTTTAAAGATAAAATTATTGGAGTTGAATATATCAGTAAAAAAGGCAAAAAAATTATTGATTCTGTACAAATTCCCATAGGAAGAAAAATTAGACAAGCAATAATAGCAGAAAAATTGAAACAAGCAAAAAAAGCAAGGTTAAGTAATGGCTAAATTAAGTAAAACTTATGTACCTAGAGAAAAAAATTATAAAAAGTCTTCTTTAGGTAAAAAACAGAGAACAACAAAGTTCTCATCAATGAATAAGTCAAAAAAACGTAGTTGGAAAGCATACAACGGTCAAGGAAAATAGTAAATGCCAGGAATAGCAAGAAACGGACAAGACGTAGCAGGTGGAGTTGCAATACAAGGCAGTTCTAACGTAAATGTCAATAGTAAAGGTGTTGTAAGATTAGGTGATAAAGTCGCAAGTCATGGATTACCGCCTCATGCACCCACACCACCTATGGTTTCAAGTTCTTCAACAGTTAGAGTTAATAGTATAGGTGTTGTCAAGGCAGGAGATAATGCAAGTTGTGGTCATACCATATCTGGTTCATCAAATGTTAATGCTGGTGCATAAATAGTTGTATGGCAACTTATGACGCTTCAGTAAATACAAATAATTCAGTTAGGTCTAACAAGGCTTATAGTGACCTTAATTTGAATTTTAATAAAAACCCAGCAACTAATGATGTTGCAAAGTTAAAAGATGTTGAGGCAGTTAAAAGGGCAGTTCGTAATTTAATTTTGACTAATAGATTTGAGAGACCTTTTCATCCTGAGATAGGTAGTGATATTAGATCATTACTTTTTGAAAACATGACACCTGTTGTTGAAGTTTTATTAAAAGATAGAATTAAAGAAACGATAGATGTTTATGAGCCAAGAGCAGATGTCACAGATATAATTGTTTCTGGTGATTCTGATAGGAACGAATACAGAGTGCAAATAGAATTTAGAGTTTTAAACGTACCAGACCCAATAGTTGTAACCGAATTTTTACAAAGGCTAAGATAAGATGGCAAACAAATTAGAAATTTCACAATTAGATTTTGATAATATAAAAGCAAATTTAAAAAGATACCTTTCAAATCAGAATGAATTTAAAGATTATGATTTTGAAGGATCGGGTATGTCTGTATTATTAGACCTACTTGCTTATAACACACACTACTTATCTTACAACGCAAATGTTTTAGCCAATGAGATGTTTATTGATACAGCTGATTTAAGAAACAGTATTGTATCTTTAGCAAAAGCATTAGGTTATACTCCTAACTCACCAAGAGCACCTATCGCTGATATAAATGTTGTTGTCAATGGTGCAACTGGCGCTACATTAACAATGAATGCTGGTCAACAATTTACAACCACAGTAGATGGTACTTCATATAACTTTGTGACAATAGGAACAAATACAATTTCACCTATTGACAATGTTTACACGTTTTCTAATTTAAAACTTTATGAAGGTACTTACATCACTTATAACTACACAGCAGATACCTCAGACGTAGATCAAAGATTTTTAATTCAATCAGCAAATGCTGATACAAATACTTTATCAGTTCAGATACAGAATAGTGCTTCTGATACTACAACTAACACATACACAAAAGCAACTTCTATTACAGAATTAAATGGTGACTCAAAAGTTTACTTCTTACAAGAAAGTGAAGATGGTAAATTTGAGATTTATTTTGGTGATGGTGTTGTAGGTAAAGCAGTTGAAGATGGCAATATAATTATTTTAAAATATGTTGTCACAAATAAAACAGAAGCAAATGGTGCTACAAGTTTTACACTATCAGGTAATATTGGTGGCAATACAGATGTTGCGATTACTGTAAATTCAAATGCAGCTAATGGTGCTGAAGCAGAAACAAACGAAAGTATAAAATTTAAAGCGCCTAAATCATATGCAGCTCAAGACCGTGCTGTGACAGTAAATGATTATAAAGTAAAAGTAGAACAAATTTATGCTAATGCTAGTTCAGTAAGTGCTTGGGGTGGTGAAGACAATGACACACCATTCTATGGTCGTGTTTATATTGCAATCAAAGCAGCTTCAGGATCAACATTAACTGATACAACAAAAGATGATATAGTCACACAACTTAAAAAGTTTTCTGTTGCTTCGGTGACACCTGTAATAGTTGATCCAGAAACAACAAATATATTGTTAACATCTACAATTAATTATGATGAAAAACAAACAACAAAAACTAGTGATGAAATTAAAACTTTAATTACAAATGCTATAACTAATTACAACACAAACACATTACAAAAATTTGATAATGTTTTAAGATATTCAAAATTATTAGAAACTATTGATGGCGCTGATACCTCAATACTTTCAAACATCACTACCTTAAAATTAAGAAAATCATTTACACCTACTTTAAATAGTTCAACTAACTA